CCGACGTCTTTATGGCGTGTGCTTTAATGGGTATTAGCTGACTTTAGCTTCCACGCTCGACGCGTGGTACGTCCCAATGGGACGTAATACCTTTTCCTACCACATAACCCCCTAATCTCCTGATTGGAGTTTCATGCAACGGCGGACGAATAGACATTGTGAACTTTTTGAGTTTCAATGCATATCGTAGCGTTTCGTTCCACTTGCTTGTCTCTTTGTAAGAGAACTTGCAGAAGTTAAACGTATACGTGCCGTGCTGACTCTTAGCTATCCTAGAAAGTCTTATAGGATAGTGACGATGGAAACGCTCAATATCATGAGCGATTTTCAATCCAGCGTCATCAGGAAAATCACCCGGTACAAGTTTGATTTTAATCTTGTACTGGGAGAACAACGCGAAAATAACACGCCAGAGTTCCTTATCGTACACATACGCTAACTCACCGAAATACGTTTTGTATTTCTTAAGTAATGAGTTAGTAATTATGTACAACCAAGGTTCCAGCGCACTAAGACGCGTTGAACTAGGTGCCTTTACAAAGTAAGGGCGTATGTCGTATCCGTTGAGGTAATCTCCCCCGCAGGATTCTCTGAACTGCATTGGACCATAGCAGGATTTCTCCTTGTTTACTATGAATCCAAGTCCAGTCATGAACTCCATATATTGGATGGCCATGTTGGATGGAACTATACAGTCGTCGCCAAACACCGAACAACTCTTCAAATCTTCCCATTCCGGGAAGAGAGAGTTGCTATTAGTGTTCAGGGTGACATGCATAGCTACAGCATAAGTCCAGAAGACGAGCGTTTCAAGAGGGAAGGTTGTTGCATTTCCCATAGAGGATATCATATGCAATTCCTCCGACGTGCCGTCAATGGCAACGTTCGGGGATCTCACAAGTGATACGGCTCTAAACCATTCCGGTGGCATAAGCCATCGGAGTAGTTCGATCGACACACAATCACTAGCACTAGACCAATCAATTGTCGCAGTTAAGCGATGGATTGATCCGTAGCGCGCCAGGACTTTATGTCTATCAGGTAGAAACGTTACGTCTAAACCATAGTCGGCCAGTCGGTTATACATAAGTTGCATTAGTCCTTGCTGCAGAAACATATTCGCAGTAGGTTCTATTGCTATAAACCTTCTAGCAACATCTGATTTGTCGACAGTGGTAGCTCGTGATGAGTCAACGATGTTATACACATCCTCTAAGAGGAAACCATTGTTATGTTCTACAATGGCTTGAGCGAGACTTACGTCCCAATCAAGGTATAGATCGAAGATTCTTTTAGCGTGTTTAGTCGCAGATATAGGATAACGGAATTTGTTTTCTTCAGAAGTGTCCTGATAAGGAACACCCAAAGAAGTGCCTCCCGAATTTTTACATTCGGAGAACCACGATTCCATATCCAGCTGACCCAAGACAGAGTGTGCTAACGCACGTGCCCGAAGATGGATTTTCTCATCTAAGGGCAGACTCCGGAGAACACGAGGAGATGTAAACTTAAGCTTGTTTTTAAGCAAAGAGTTTGTCTCTTTCATGTGAGCATTAACCGATCGAAACCGATCATATGCTTCCTTTGTGAGTCTATCTTTATCAGGTCCAGCGGTTGTGAACTTTTTAGTGAATTCACTAACCTGTCTGTTAAACGCATAAAGCGTCACGCTATCATTGAGGCAATACACATGTTGCGCCTCTTTGAAATCACGCATTAAGGCCGACTTGATCGTTGTCACGACTTCGGTCGGGTCAAAGAGCGGTTTGCTACGTTTTGACGGCTTTCTGTTCTTCTTCATTAGTATATTTTCCTTTTTGAAGAGAATGGTACAAGAGTGCGATCAGGATCACTAATCCCCGATCATACACTCAACGAATGCCCCGGACGATTTGTCCAAGTAGTCGCAGCTTGGTTCGGTTAGCGCAAGATAAGACGCTAACACGAGAGCTACGATTAACTTAATCGTGAGATAGAACATCTCACGACAGGGATTGCTTTTTCCAGAAATCAGAGAAATCTGAATCGGCAAAGAGCTGAGCACCTAAGACCAACATCGATGCTATTTCTGCATCAGAAGTTTCTGGATCAACGCCAAGGCGCAATTCCAGAGTGTTGGTGGTATAATTGCCGTTGTCAAGTGCCAGAGGCACTACAACTTTGACAATTGACCGAGCTTGGGTGTAGCCATTCGGTGCACTGGATTGAACCTTTGGGTCAACTACGGAAAAACGGACACGAGTTTGTGCAATGAACTCCGAGGAGTCATCAAGCACAGTTACGAGTTCGTTCAACGTACCGCCCTTAGCGATCATGCCAGTTGCTGTACCGCCGGTTGTAGCGACGGTTCCATCGATATTGATGGAACTAGTTTGGATTCCCATTACGGAACCTCCTTTGGTTTTGTTGCGTTAGAACCTAACGTAGATTTTTGATTATAATCGCAGTTAGGTCAGCTAGTTTAGTCGCTGTGTCTGTGAGTCCCCCAAAATTAACCGGGGGCAGAACATCAGCAAACGATGGACGATAAGTGATTCGCTTATAAACAAATTCCTTGTTTATTCGCTTCTCACCTGTCACTTCATGGTGCCAGCCACTTGTTACACGGTTGGTCATCTGATGCCACGATTGCTCATCTTTTTTGATGACCACACTTGCAGCCAGGATCTTAACATTCGGATCAGCTAGATTAGTCATCCCGCGAATTGCGGAACTAACGTCAATAACCCGATCTACCATAAACGAGTACGGCATTAACTGCCATAAAGTATGCGGTAGATCTTTTCCCCGAAGGCCTAGGTCGCGTTGCCACTTCATTGAAGGGTTACTAACTTCATAAAGTATAGACGCTCTCCACTTCTTCTCGATACTATATCCTTTCGAATAAGTATCAGTATTGCCAGCCTCGTACAGAGAACCTGTTCCGGTTCCACTGTGACTCCAGTTGGCATACCCGCGCGCCGTTCGGCGCTCGGGAGAAGCGGAGATCTTGTATGACAAAGCTTCAATCGCATCATGTGCAGAACGCACAAGAGGCGAAAGTCCGAATCGATAGGATAAATAAACATCCGACATCGACTCCGCCCGGTTATGGGCGTACTCGGCAATTTGCTTCTTGGTCCGAGGCGACTTCTGTTTGAAGTCACGCCGGAGATCGCGTTGCATAGACTTTGTCATGCCAAGAATCGACTTGAGCGGATTTTTGAGAAATTCAAGAGTCTTCCTCATTTCACCCAAGTCTTCACCAAAGGCATAAGGCGTTGAATCTACTTGTGAGAGAGCCGAAAATTTGGCTTCACTCATACGATCAGGTTGATCGACTTGTAGATCAGCGGTTGATACAGAAGAACCGATATAATACCGAGTAATCGGACCGGTCACTGTATTGTCTTTACTCGTACCTGAATTTAATCCAGACACTTTAGAGCCGCTCCCCTCAGAGAGGGTTTCCACCTTAATGTATTCACAATCATTGTTAATAACTTTACCTGCCGCGATTTTTTGCGTATAACCAGGCGTTACAACATCAGTCATCTGTTCGCTTTTTGAGGAGACCATATAGGTCCCCAGCGTACCAGCTGCATACCCCGTTCGTACGACGTCCTCCGTTCCGTTAGGTTCGGCACGACTCCGTATTCGAGTGTAAGGTAAATTTGATGTCATAGTGTTATCTCCAGATTGTGTGTCAAGATCGCTAAACCC